ACCCACCAACATCATTCGGAGTTCCACCTACTAGTCCTCTTTGAGTAGCTTGTACTGCATTTTTAGCTTCTTCTCTTCGTCTTTTTTTAAGTAATTCAAATCTATCTAAACCATATTTTTTTAGGGTTAAAGCTTGTTGTTCATTAAGAGCTAGATGAGCATTAAAATTTAAATTATTATTAATAGCTGCTTGTGATGCTGCTAAAGCATAGCTTTGTTGAGCTTGAGTATTAATTCTAGATGAATTAAAAGCAGTAGTCCCTACATCATAAATGAATTTACTTGCATATAATAATTTAAATGACATTAAGCTACTCTACAAAATTCATAAAATTTAACATTATTAATTATCCTCTCTCCAATTATTTTAAATCCACACCATTTAATCCATTTAATATGAACTTCATTTCGACTATCAATCATATTAAACAAATGAGGATAAATATTATTTAACTTAATTACTTCTGCTTTACATTCTTTGAGAAAAGCAGTTTTCATTTGTAATAATAATTTGTTACCTAACATCCAAACTATCCCTGAAAAATCCCCAAAAGGTACAACTCCAAACATAGCTACAGGACAACCTCTACCATTAACAATAGTTCTACATACAGAACTATCTAAGTATGCTCTACACAAAGCCATTTCAGGAGTGAAACCTAAAGTTTCTACTTCTCTTTTATCCTCTTCTCTCAGGTATGGGTATAAAGAGGTAACATCCCAAAGGGTACTTTTAACATGATGAGGCTTTATATAATCCCTTAACTTTACCACAGGCATTTAAGCTCTCCTACTTACAGTCCTCACTACATAGTTACCTTCCCAATCAGCTCCGGTAAAAGCACAAGGAAGATAAGAGTCAGATACTAATTCAATCTTTAATCCTCTAGCATCAGCTAGAATTAACTTTTTAAAATTTCCAGTTTCAAATGGTACAGTTCCTACTTTATTCAAGGATGATCCAAGTATTCTACCAGTAAATGTGTGGTTAAATGGGTCTCTTCCAGGCGCGGTAATTCTCATATTGAAAAAGCCAGCTTTAAAATAGTCTACATTAAACTTTCTTATTTTTAAGATACCACCAGCAAGAGAACTTAATCTCCCTGCTACCTCAGTTTTAATTGTAGGCTCAGTAAACTCATATAAAAATTGGTATTCTTTTCCTAACCAAACAGGATAAGCAGACAGATCGCCAGTAGCTTTAAGGTTTCTAGGAGAAGTTTGAGTCACTCCTTGTACTTGTCCACCAGCTTTACCTGCCCACTCAGCTCCATAGATTAATCTAAAGGTAGAACCAAAATCATCGGGGTATGGGATTACCCATCTAGTTACATCTTGAACTGAATCATAAATTCCTTGGACTGAAACAAGTCTATCTAGCAGAGGCTTGAATGATAGCTGAGTATCAGACTCAGGTAGTCCTACAAGGTTGCCATCTTGTAATGACATCTTTTCTAAATAGGTTCCATCAGGTCTAATGATAGTAAAATAAGCTATATAATCTATTACTTCTAATGCTACAATTTGTTCTTCAGGTTTGAATTTCCACTTAGACCATGAGCTAAGTTTTTTAGCTCCATCTTGAAAGAGGTACTTATAAACAAATATTTCATTTATATTTTCATCAGATAAAACAAATAAGAATTCATCATGTGGGATAATACTAAACCCTCTACCAGTAATATAACTAGGTACATGGGAAGTTATATTCTCAGCAGTTTCTTCTTGTAAATCTTCAATAATTCCAAATTCTCTAATAGTAGAAAAACCATCATTTTCATCAGAAAAATATACCTTCCGTCCATTGACAATAGGTTTAACGGTCTTATCATGTTCATAGGAAGTTACTAGTGAAAGTTTAGCATTTGTAGGTGTAAGTCCACCTGCTGCAAATTCTGACAATTTAAATTGATTAAAGTCACTAAAGATAAGGAGGTCTTCATTATATGGAATAGCGTGATATAAAATACTTATTTGATTTGAAGGTGAAGCTAAGTCTATAACATCTGTATCTAGTAAGTCGGTGGCAGTTGTAGCATAAAAATTATAGTGTTCTCCCAACTCAGACAATATAATGTTTTCATTTGCTAAGAATCCTAGTCGGTTCTTGTGGAAAAACATATCATTGATTTTTTGTCCTATGAAACTAGGATCAGGTATCGTTACCTCATCACCTGCTGATCTTTGAGTCCAAGTAACTTGACTTAAAGTAAATACTATCTCACCAAAATCTGTACCGAATGAAGCATCCCAAGGGTCTTCACCAGTTCGTACTAATTTAAGTGGCATAGTAGCTGGATCAATAGTATTAGCTAATCCAGGTTTAACAGTTTCACTCCAAGCTCCTACATCTGAATCAGAAGAGTTGGTATGTTTAATCCAGTAATCATCAGTACCGCTATTTGGTTCACCTGTAATGCTGATAGTGAACCCGTCTTTAGTTCGGGAAGGAAGATCAGTAAAATCTACTACTGAATCTTTAATTGCTATTAAATTATTTTCAGGAGCATTACAATGTAAAGTAAAGTCCGCACCATTTGTTCTAGTTAAGTGAATGTTGCTGCTTCCAAATTTGGTAAGAGTAAATGTAGAGCCTATAGCACTACTAAGATCACTAAATATATCATCAATTTGGGTAGCAGCATCATTACTTGAAGTAACAGAAGACACCTGTACTCCATCTACAAATACAGTCATAGTCGCTGCATTAGTAGCTTGTTTTAAAAAGATAATACCTTCTGGATTTCGGTCAGTTCCTAGAGTTGCACTTTTAGCAGCAGTCTTTGATGTGTTTAACAGAAACGTAGTGTCGGCTATAGAGAATAAATGTAAGTTATCTCTTGCATTAGCAGTAGTTAGATAAGTTTTATTATCCCCTGTAAACCCTGAAATAGTTTTAGGATCACCCCCTAGGTCTTTTATTAATAAATTAGACTGAGTAAAATCTGATGAAAATGCACTATCAAATTGATCCGAAATAACACTAACTACATATTGCTCTGTTTCATCCCTGTTAATATAGTGAATAAATGCGTCTGTATCAGTATGATTAGACACTTTAGTAATGTGTTCAAGTGGTGGTCTTTTTTTAATACCTTCAGCTACAGTAGATAGTCCGTTTTCTTGGACCTCAGCCTGTGAAGCTAACCTTAAACTAGGAGGTTGCTGTGAAACTCCATTGATTAAGTTGCTTATTTGTTCTGTAATAAGTGGCATCTACCATAACTTCCTATAGGTCTTGAGAGTATTCTGCATATCTAACGTACCAAACCCCACATTAAAACCTGCCCTTTCTGCTTCATCATCTAATAAGTCAGCATAAGCTTCAGACTCTTCTAGTCTGTTTACTTGCTCCGCTGATGTTTGGCCCACTACTTCTTCTTGAAATACTCTAGCAGCTTTAGCTGTTACATATTGTCTTAGAGTTTGTGGTGCATTTTGAAATTCTAGTAAAGTAATAGTTACTGCTTTAGTTAAATTCTTAGTCCATGTAAATGTATTATTATCTAAATCATACAAAAACATTTGTCCATCTATTCCCCTGATAGTAGTCAGCTCACTTTCTACATATACGGATAAGACTGAACTACCTATAGGAATCCTATTATCTGCATCTCTACTTAAACTAACATCCCACTCAGTATTAAAATGCCATCCTTTTTGCTGTACTTCTCTATTGATATTGGATAGTAAATTCTTAGCTTGAGTTACTTCTACAGTAGTAGCTGTTTCTAAACTTGAAACCGCTGCTTCACCTATAGCAGCTAACATCATATTGATTGCTTCTAGTTCTGTGATGGGAGTAGTAGATATAAAAGCCATTTAAGTTACCAGACTCATGCCCATTAGTTGAGCTTTTCTTAAAGTTAAATTATCGGTACTGTCTATGTTCGCAACGAATAGAGAAATGTAATCATTGGTTGCCATAGAAGCAAAACCCATTGTAGTTAGATTAACTGAATTAACTGTAGTCGCTGGTGAGAATCCAACTATTGTTGTACCTGTAATTACTGATCCGTTCTTATGTAATGCAATAGCAAATTCTTTGTTTACTGCTGAAGTATCTATTTCTAATGAAGCTGTAGCTGTGAACATACAATTAACTGTAGGTGTACCAGTATACCTAAGTCTTGCATTAGTATTCATATCAAACTCATTAGAAGCTGGACTTGTACTTAAAGTATATGTACCTGCCCCTTCTACATAAACACCTGCTGAAGCTATACTGGTAGAAGACGGACTAGAAACATAAATGCTTCCTTGTTTAACCTGAGTAGTTTCAACAAAATCACGCAAGTCCTGTGGTGTTATTGAACCTGCTGCTTGACCATTCTGAAACAGGTTAGTTGTCATATCCGCAACTGTGCGTGATGTATCAACCATTATAATCTCCTAGTTAAAAAAAGGGAGCCTGGAATAAACCAGACTCCCATAGTATTATGAGGTTTTAAGCTCAATACAACCTTCAGGTCTAATAAATCCGTGACCCATAGCATACTTAGCTACGATCCACCAACCTTGAAGCTTGATATCATACTCAGTTTCAACTGCCAAGTTAATTAATTTAACTGTAGCAACTGATGACTTGTGCATGACTAGACCAACCGTAGTAGAAAAGTTACCTTCATGTGTGGCAACGGCTCCACCTGTAATGTTGGTAGTAGGTAGGTTATTAGTCTTCACAATGTGAATACCAGCAACCTTCAAGACCGTACCTTCTGAGTACGTTCCAGCTCCACCCCAATCACGGTTGATTACGTTAGTAGTTTCTGCCATCAGGTAATACTGGGCAGGTTTAACAAACATATACCTGTCATTTTCAGGTACATTGTTTTCATCCAACTTTTGAGCTGCATCAAACATACCAGCAGCTAGGGTAGAACCCGTAGTGCCATAGCCAGCATCCGTTAGTACTGATCCACCATTACCACCAGAAACTAGTGTAGAAGATCGAGCACCAAGAACACCTTGTTGGAGAATGTTCTTATCCCATTGTGTACCAAGAGCTATACCAGCTTCCTTAGCATAAATGGACCGTACATCCCAATGGTTCATAGCTTCATCAAGATTGTTGACAAAGTGATCCGCGATTAACAGACCGTCAATCGAGATAACTTTCTCATTCTTGTTAATAGCCGTACCATCTAGTTTGTTTGCTGTCGTAGTAGTATTACCACTAGCATTGATGTACGCATATTCGGTACTAGCAGTTTTCCAGACTAGAGGAAACTGAGCACTAATACCTGAGTTAATAGATCGGACAACGTGTTTGTCCATTGTTACACTCGCTTGCTCAAACGCTGTCAGGACTTCACCTGCATATACTTTTAGAAATAACGCAGTAGAAGAACCTGTGGAGTTCGCTTGACCAGATCGAGTCATTGTTACCGCAGGTGCGGAAGTAGCTGTTACACCCATAGTAATCTCCTTTCAGATTTAAAGTTAGTTGCGTTCACTCTAAAAGATTATCTACCGCAGTAGGTCTTTGAGTTACTTAATCGCTGTGAAGTTAGATAGTACCAGTTACAAATATCTCTGATCTATCCAGTTTATCGAGCACATCCTGACGATATGCTAAGTCGGTTTCATATCTTGAGTCTCTCATAGCTTGGACTACTTCAGCATTACTTCTAAATACATTATCAGAAGAAATATTTGAAGGAGCTTCACCACCATAGGTGACTCCTTCTTTACCATTAGCTCCTTGGTAATCAGCCATTAGTCCTTTAGCTGCCATCATAGCAGTATTCACATCACCACTATTTACAGCTTGATCGTAAGCTTGAATTTGTTGTGCATCATAATTAGTTTTGGCCCACTCTACCATTGAAGAGTATTCTTGTTCACCACCTACAGAAGTCTTTACTTGGTTTCCTATTTGTTCACCTAAAGCTTTAACCCCTGCAATATATGTATCAGCATATTCTTTACTAATCCCTGCATCAGCTAGTGTTTTATAACTAGCTTCAGTTAAGCCACCAGTTTCAGCATACTCTTGAGATAGAGCTGCCATATCAAACGGGGCATCGGGTACTTTAGGAATACTTAAATCTGTTTCCGGTTCTTCTTGTGGTTCTTGCTGTGGTGTATGAAACTTTTTCTCTAGTTCTTCATAACTCTTTTTAAGTTTCTCATAGTCACCACCAAACTTATCTTCAGGTTGTTCTACAGGTTGAACACCATCTATACCATGTTCTACCTCTTCAACCTTATCCAACATTTCCTGATTATGAGCTTCTTCTACAGTCATATCAGGAGCATCACTACTTACTGTTATCTGGTTTGCCATATCCCTCACCGAATGTTTCCAAAATTGCACCACTACTTAACTTGATCTTAGTATAGGTTGCAGGTATTCCACCAGACGAACCTACTTGATCTTTCTTTTGTTCCATAACCTTATCAGGTTCCTTCTTTACTTCTTTAATCTCAGCTTTAGAAACTATATTTCTTTCTTCAGCCTTCTTGTCCTTGGTTGCCATTTGCTTGCTCCCTAATCATTTCGCCCCCTTGAGACACAGCATTAGGAGTGGCAGCCTTTGCCATCTCAGCTCTTAACTGTGCTTGTTGGGCTTGTTGTTGTTCTTGTTGTACTTGTTCTTGTGGTTTAATTAAACCCTTCATGTCGATACCAAATCCAGTACCTAACCTCTTCATAGCATCGCTAACATTTGTATAAGTAATCACAGCTTCAGGTCCTAATATCTGAGCTGCTGTCTGTAAAAATGTAGCCAGTTTATTAGCATCATTACCTCTACCTAATGCTTCAAACCCTGTAATAATTACAGGCTCTACTGTATCTTTAGGTAATTGTGGTAACTTATTATCTCTTTCTAATACTGCTATAATTCTATTTATTAAAGGTAACTGAAGTTCATGTGAGAGAAGACTATAGATACCACCTAACGATGTCTCTAGTTCATTAGCGAGGAATCGTATTTCCTCTGCCGTCACTCTCTCTGCATCTCTCTGTACGCTTTGGTTTAACAGGAAGGCAGCAGCTAGTCTTCTCTCAGTTTGTTCTAAAGTTTCTCTAGCTACCCTGAAGTCATTAAACTTTTCCATTTGTAAGACACTAACATCTTCCGCTGTACCTTGTCTTACTGCTAAGTTAGGAGCTTGTGATATTGTTTTTAATTTGGTAGTACCATTAGGTCTAACTAGAAAGATAGCTCTAGCCGCAGCAGATGATCCTTCAAGTATAGCCTTGCTTAATCCTTCAAGTGCTCGCAAGTCACCTAAGTATTCTTCTACAAATCCTCTTCCATAATCTTCACCATCAATAGAAGAGAATCTTAAAGCTAACCAAGGGTTCTTTTCTAAAGGAAACTTAGAGTCAGTACCAGGAATCTTCATGTCATTTACTTCTTGATGGACATGAATCTTATTATCTTTTCTCTTTACTATCGTATATAAATTTAATTCTTTTTCATCAGCCTTATCACTATCACCTGATTCTTTAGGGGGAAGCTTACCAAAGATGTCCATGTATAACTGTCGGCTCATCTTCTCATGGACTATGATCTCAAGCATCTTACCTTGAGGATCGCGCCTTACTACATACTGATCCAAATGAAATACTCTAACAGCGTTCTCTTTATCTACATGAATACAGGCATTACCTGTAATGATTAAATGTCTTAGTGCTTCATTCAATGGAACACGCATAGCCTTGGCTTCTACTTCATCCATGACGGATCGTTCCATAGCATTAAGACCTTCTTCTACAGGTGCTCTTTGTGCTTCTAATTCTGCTAAGGTAAAATCATCTATTTGAAATTTAAAGAATGGTGAATTGGGTGGAAACAAAGTCAAT